GGAATGTCGAAGATCTCACCAGGAGCGTCAGCGATCTCAAAAAAGTCGTTCATTGGTTGGTTTGTTTGAACTGAAGTAATCATACAGCGCCCAGAGCACTCTCCAGGGGGTTCTGTGCCACTTGTTCGACTGGCACAGCACTGGTCGCATTGTTGATACGTTCTGATGCAGAGTTGAAATACTCTAACTCACGCTCAATGCCGATAAAGTTTCTATTTTCCATTTTTGCTGCAATTCCAGTTGTACCAGCACCCATACAGGGATCCAGTACCACGTCACCAGGGTTTGAATAAGTTCTAATCAACCAACGATAAAGATCAATGGGTTTCTGTGTAGGATGATGCTTACCTTCGTCTTCCGCTGTCTTGAAATAGATTACACTCCTTGGGTAACGTGTCCCCTCTTCATTCTTAACGTGAACTGCTTTAGTTTGCTTACCATATTGTTCTGCGTCTCTTACTGCTTTACCCTTGTCATATGGTTTCCCAGTTGTCATCTGGGGATTGTATGTTGGTTGCTTACGATAGAACACCACAATATCTTCGTGTGCTCTCATTGGTTGCTTCTTTGCGTTAAGATAACCAGTTGCCTTACTCTTTTCCCACACCAAACAATACTTGAAGTCACGATAGTTAGTAGAGATCAAGACAGAAGTAAATGGTTGCGCTGCTGTAGAAATAACAGCACAATTTGGTTTGCAGATTACGTCAGCAATCTCCCAAAACTTCTCATAGTCAATCACACGATCCCACTGATTGCGTGACTTGTTCAGTGTACCGTAGGGAAAATCTGTAAGCAAAAGATCAACACTCTGGGGTTCAAGATTCCCCAGAATGTTAAACATATCATCGTTATACAGCATTACTTCTTCAACCACGCAATAAACTCATTATACACCACTGGGTCAAGTTTGAAGTCATCACGATACTTTTCATTGTAGATAGAACGTGCAGACGAACGCTTACGATAAGGATTCACGAAAAAGATACTCACTTCCTTACCAGTAATCTTATTGAAGAAAGCAGGATAATATGCAAAAGCATCCTTACCTACAGCATTTTGTCCTGCAAAGATTGCATACTCTACCCATTCAGGAACATCAGGAGATTGATCCAGTTCGATGAAGTCCATTACAGCGCGTTTCAAATAACACGCATCCAAATATGTTTTAGATTCTACTGCTTTTACCATAACACCGTTACGGTAAATGTGTTTATCTACCTGAAGATTCTTCAGGCAAGTACCATTAACTACTTCAGTACGTTTGTAATCATTCTTCCGTGCATCTAAACCCAATGCACTACAAGTACGCTCAATCAGGTTTTCATAAACCAAACCAGAAGCAGCACGAGCAGCACCACCACCTAGTTCATAATGTGTTGTAGGAAGTTTATCAACTTCCAACTCATAGCGTTCAGCAATCGCAGTGAGAGTCATTGGTCTAGGTAACTATGTGTACTATACAGGCAGAACTGCCTCGCTCCGAGTCCGTTGTGCCAGTTTGCGAGGTGGCACATTCAATTCTTCCATAATGATTTGCTGTGGTAGGAAGTTCCAGCAATAGTAACTACTACTAAATGTGATCTTATCGTTTGGTCTACCATCAGGAGAATGAAACTTCATTCGCTTGTCAAACATCAACAGTTGCAGATCTTTCTCCTTGAACAACTGCTTCGGAGCAGAATCATTCAACCAAGTATTAGTCATAATCAACGCAAATGGTTTGTTGAATGATAATGCTCGCTCAAAGAACTTACGCTTATTTGTAAATGGGGGATTTGATACAATTACATCCCAATGGAATGGTTCCCACTGAAGAAAGTCTTTGCCTTCATCAATGTGAGAGTATTCAACACTATGAGTCTGTGAGATTTGCTTGACAAACTCACTATCTTCCTTGTCAAATGGACACCACACTTTTGCATCCTTCGGAATATACTTCAGGATGGGAGTAACACCATAGTCGGGAGTGTAACACTCATCGTTGTTACCTCCCGAGTACATAAGTTCTTTAGAGTCCATAATCATCCCAGGATACAGGTGCCAACAGCATATATTTCTTTCTTTGATATTGTAACACCAATACGGGGATCTTTGGCATTACCTGCACGTTTCTTTGGATATTGTCGCTTCGCTTTAGGGAGAATAATACTCAAAACATCATCACAATCAAGTTTCCACACTTCTGCAATCTTACCACCTTCATATCGTGCATAATAGTGGTTCTTATACTTACCAATCTTATCTTCAATCAAATAGCGTTCTTGTTCCTGCCAGGTATCTTGAACGCTGATACCATTGTAGGTAGCGTTAATACTATCTGCAATGGTTGATTTATACTCTGCACCACCATCTTCATCGTAGGCATCAGCACCACTGTAATCATCAGCGATACGATGACCAAGAATCCCCGCCATATGAATCTCACGGGAACGTGCATAACTGAAAGGATCGCCCCAACCCTGATTCTCACAGAGTTGATACATTTCTTCGTAGAGTGCTTGATAGCGTTTTTCAGGAGTGGTCATCGGTGTCCCTTGATTACTTTGTAATCATACAGCAGCACAGAGGCGATTCGCGAACCCCTGTGACACTTCTTGATCTGGCACACCAAAAGTATCAGTCAACCACCAATCATATAACCTTTCTTCTTCTTTTCGTGCTTCAATTTCGTGTGGTTGATCTTCATAGTCCCAATTTTCTGCTGGTTCTGTATAATAACACAATTTTCCACTCCGAAACCGCAGTGAACCTTCTACCCATTGACGCAGATGCGTCAGTTCGTGCAAAAGAGTTTTTACATACATCTCTTTGTCCATATGAGTTTGAAGTTCAATCAGAAAGTGACGAGGGCGATAAGTATCACCCGCAACGTCACAATAACCAACAACATTCTCACTTTTCATTCCCCGATGAACAATATCAACGGAGATTTTGTGACGTGGGAAGAAGTTATTCAGAAACCAAGAGGTAACATCCTCACAGAGGATTTTAGAATAACCGTATCCTGAATGATAAATGGAAGTCATTTGGAGGTGATTGCCTTCTCTTGTATTGTAGTGGGTCTCTTGTTCTGAATAAACTTACCCTGTGCCACTTCTGTCACTGTCCCATCACCAACAAACTATAAGTTAATCGTGTTCCCCAATGAAGAAACCAAACGAATGATGAAATGAACAGGAGTTTTTCTTTACTTGTCACGCTGCGTCATCAGTAATCAAAGAATCATCAGGAAGATTATTTGCTCGCGTTTTCATACGATTCATTTTTGAAATGTTCCAACCATTTGTATCAGCATCGTGGACAACTCCATCCAGTTGGCGGCGCTCACTTTCGGTGTGATAATGACGTTGATCGTTCATAGTAACCTCAATTTGATTGCGTGTTTATTCTAACACATTTTACCCATAACGTTCCATATATTCATCAAGAGAAAAGTATTCATCAGTTCCAGTTTCTCTAATGAGTTGTTCTGCTGTTAGTTTCTCCATTGATTCACGAAACTCTTCTGGACTAGGATCATTTTCAGGATCAAAATCATCGTGACATAACCAATCCCATTCTGCACAAAGTGCGTCTACAAGTTGTTCTTTAGTGTAGTTCATTGACAATCTGGATGTGGTTGTGGAAGTGTTGCACAAATACTTTCACGACGTTCTGGTCTCTCTTGTTCAACATTTACAGTGTGAATAGTCAACACAGTCAATAAAAGAACAAGAGAACCATACGCTAGGGTTTCAGTTCGATTCATAATCACTTGTAAAGATAACCACCTGCCCAATCTGCATTTTCCAGCAACCATTCACGTTGCTCAATGATTCGCAGATCATAACGAACACCTTTGGCAGGAGACTTCCAGGAAGCAGACTTGTAGACTTCACCAGTCTTCTTGTCTACAAAAGCGTGAACACTACGGGAAGGATCACGGTTCTCATTAGGAATCTCCATAATGATTTTGAAATACTTACGCCCTTCTTCGGGATAGAACTTATAGACGGGAGCATCATAACCACCAACTTTACCGTGATTACGGGACTTGAAGTTGTCCACAAGGGCATCACACAGCATCAGAGTCCACTTACGGACATTCAGTTGGATGGTGTTCCTGGCGTCTTGAGTGGCGCAG